CCACTTGAGCACGGGCATCACGATCTCACAGCCGGCGACGTCGTTGTCCTTCGAGACCTGGATGGCTTGCTGGTAATTCGGAGCCCCCGGATCAGGGTACTTCTTGACCGTCTGCAGGCTGGTCAGAATCTTCTGCGTGCCGCCGGTCGTGCTGACGCTGATCTTGTACTCGCCGAGGTCGAGTTCTTCCTCGCCTACCGTCGGTTCGGAATATTCGACCGACCATTCCCAGCGATTCGACAGCCCGTCATCGCGGCCAGCCACTGGCTTGTAGCTGATCTTCTTTCGCGGCATCACGACGCCCCCGTCGGGGGACAACACGGCGGCGGGGCTGGCGGCGACAACTTGGGCCCACATCACGGACAGGTCGGATTCGTCGCGAATCACGTAGTGCCGCGTTTCGCTCGCTTTTGGCGCGAGTAATTCGCGGTTGCCGTCGCGGCTCAGTGTTGTTTCGGTCAGGCAGCCCATCACGACCCCCATGCGAACTTGATGCCCTTCACCGCCCCGACGATCTCATTCGCCGCCCGGAGTTGCTCACGCCCCACGGCGAGGGCCTGCCTTTCGGTGGCCAGTTGCTGCTGAGCGAGGGCGAACGCCGGATCGACCCCAAACTGCGACTCCAGCCGAAAGCCGGAGAACGTCCCCGCCGCCTTCAGTTTGCCGTGCGTTTCGACGAGTTTGCCAGTCCGTTCTTCTCGCGACACTCTCGCTTTTTCGCCGAGCCTTTCCAGTTCCGCTTGCAGGTCGGCGGCCCGCGCTGCAGCGGCGTCGGCAGTGGCCGTTCGATCGGCCACCGCCGCGGCGAGCCCGCCTTCCTCCGCTTTGCGGACGTCGGCCAGGGCTTTCCGGATGCCGGCGAGATCGTCCTTTGCGGCTTGTTGCACCCCCGCTTTGGTGTCCTCGACCGTGGCGCCTGTGACCTTCTCGAACGCTTTCGACAACAGCGACGATTGGCCGATCAGGTCGAGGACTTTCGTCGAGACGAACGTGGTGGCCTTCTCCCAGGCGTTGATGACGGCTTCTGCCGCCGAGACGAACGCGCCCACCAGAACGGAGGTAAAGCCCGCCCACGTTTCCTTCAACCAAGCGATGGACGCCTCCCACGCCGCTCGGAGGGGCTCGATAAACCCGGCCTGAATGCCGAGGTAAGCGATTTTCCCAGCCGTCTCCCAGTCCCCGCCGACCAGGGCATCTTTCATGCTACTAATGACATCGGTAATGCCGCGCAACAGCCAGTCGAAGTACCCCATCACTTCGGTGGCCATGTTCCGACCCGCATCGGTGAAAGCCACGAATGCCGCGATTGCCCCGCCAATGGCGGCGACAATCAACCCGATAGGAGATACGACGAACCCAAACGCGGCGGCCATCAGCTTAGCCGTGATGACCACCGGAATCATAGCCACCTTCACCAGCCCGATGGCACCCGCAAGGGTTATGAGCGACCCACCAACAACCGACACGACCCCAACGATTGCTCCTATCTGTGCAATCGCATCCCGATGAGAGTCCGCCCAGATAGAGGCTGCCCAAGCAGCATCGCCTAGGGTTTGCATGAACCCCCTAAGCTGCTGGGAGAACTCTTTGATCTCTGGACCAAATAGAGTTCCGATCGTTTCGGCGAGTCCGTTAAATTCCTCCTTTAGGGTGTAGATCACATTCGTTGGGATGTTGCTGAGTTCGTCGTTGACTTTGAAAATTTGCCGTAGCAACAGGGCAACCGGTGCCGCCGCCACGGCGAACTGCACCGCGATACCACGGATTGCCCCGAACGTGGGGATTTGCATCTTTGGCGATTTGGCCTTGCTCGCGGCGGCCATCGCCTCCTTGTATAGCCCTTTCTGCCTGGCGATTTCGCGATTGTATGTTCGCTGGCTTATGGTCCCCGCTTTCAGGGCAGCACTCGCCTTCTGGATTGCGAGGGCGTACTTTTCCGCGGGCGTCGCGTTGATCTGCGTGATACTGGCCCCCAGAGAGGTAGTGTTGGCCCGGGCCGCCGCCATCGCGGCGGCGAACGAGCCCTGCCCCTGCACGGTGAGTTTCACGAACGCCTCACCCGCTTTGACTTGGCTTGCGCCGGCCATTCCGTTTACCTCCACCGAGGGATGCAGCCCACGCCTGCACGAACTCCAGGCTTCCCCGCTGCCTCTCGACCACCTTCTGCCGTTCGAGCGGGTGAAGCGTGGCTGGCTCCACCTGCTGCCCGAGGGCCGCCCGAATGTCGGCCCTCAAAATGGCGGTATGCCACCACGCTTCGGTCCGTCGAGCCTCGTCCATCACGACCAGATCGCGGACCGTCAAGCCGCCGGGATCGACTCCGAGTCGTCCAGCAGCCTGACGGATGGCGTCCCAAGGGTCCGTTCCAACTTCACCAGTTCGGCCGCCACCTTGTCCATCATCTGGGGGGTCGCTGCCGCCATCACGCTCCGAGCCGTCCGCCACACTTTCGCGATCGCCTTCCCCTGCTCGGCCAGGCCGAGCTTCGGGAAAAAATCGACAACCGCCTCCAGCAGGGCATCTTGTAGTGGGTCAAGGCTGCCCACGGCGCAGCGTTCGCCGAACGCTGGGTCGTCGATCCCCGCCGCATCCGCCTGCGGCTTGCAGATCGCATAGAGCGTGTCGATCAGCCGAATCGGGTCGGCGAACATTTCGGCCAGTGTGGTTCCACCCTCTTTGAGGATATCGATCGCCGCCAGCGACTTGATTCGCTTGGCGGCGGCGATGTCTAGATTGACCTCCCACACCTTGCCTTTCGTGTCCGTGAATGCCTTCATTTGTGCTCCACCTTTTGGTTAGGTCAGCGACCCCGTGTTGATCTCGTACCGTTCGGGGACGATCGGCGTGCAGTCGTCCTCGTAGTCGACCGTGCCGACGAGTTCGATTTGCACTTGCATCCGGTCGCCGATGTTCCGCGACTGGCCGAGCTTGGCCACCTGCATGGGGGCCTTCACGCCGATGACGTGGCCGCTGTCGTTGATGTCTCCATCCGTGAACAACACATAGATAGGGTCGTTCTGATAGAAGGAATCCAGCAGCTTATCGTATACGGCGTCCGTGCAGTCGGCTGCCGGCCGATAGTTGTACGTGCCGGACATCTTCACCTTGCGGAGAATCGGCTGGCTTTCCTCCCACTCGGAGTTGCGGCCAGAGGGGCCAGAAGCCATGTCCTTCTCCAGATCGACCGTCTCGTCCAAGATGAGGCCCATCTCTTCCCAGTTGGGGCTATCCCAATCGTCGGCCAAGTCGATGTAGCTCTTCGCGTCCTTCCCCCGATTCGTCTTCATTTCCTGTCCCCTGTTAGAGTGGAGCCCCAGTTCCCCAAGATTTGCGGCCAAGCAGCCTCAAATGCGGGGGCCATGAAAGGGCGTGCCGGATAGGTTCGTTCTTCGTACTCTCCCCCGAATTCGTGGGCCTTGCCGACGTCCGAAAACAGGTTGGCCGCGGGCCCCACGTACACGGATTCGCGTTCCACCTGGAAGAGGATGGCCCTTCGGAGTTGTCCACGCCGCGTTCGCGGGGGTGTACCCTTGGGGGATGGCTTCTCCTTCGAGCGGCGGATTGTCTTCTGGGCGGTCCGGCGAATCAACGCCCCGGCCTGCCGCAGTTGGTGCGTGGCATCCTTCGCCACGGCGGCGGTTACCTCCGGAAAGCGGTCGTCGAATTTCACCCGCACCGTCATGTTCACAGGTCGACCTCAGCCGTGAATTTCAGCGTAATAACCGACTCCCACTGACCGCGTTGCGTGCATGCCCCGTAGGAGTAGGTCGACGTTGGCCCCACCTCGATCAGCGTTGCCCGCTCGCAGTCGGTCCGGCCGATCGTCAGCGAATCGAGCCCCGCCAACCACTCCAGGATTTCCTCGAACAACTTGGCCAGGCTCCGCATCTCGATTTCGTCCGGCGCCCCACTGTCGTCTGCCACCTTCTGCCGGATGCCGATACGACAGTCCACCTCGTGCGCTACTCGCGAACGATGCAGGGTGGTCGCCAAATACTGGCCGACCACCACATCAACGTGCAGGTCGCTGTCCGTCAGTGCCTCCGCCAAATCGTACCCTGCGAACCTCAGAACGGGGGTCATATCGACCGACCATGTCCCGGCCTCCAGCCGCTCGCGGATGGCATCCGCGACCAGCCAAACGATGGACTCACGTTCGAGGGACCCGGAACCCGTCATCGGCTCACCAGCTTAGTTCGGACTCGCCACCGGTCGTCGTCTTCCTCCGTGACGGATGGCGAGCCACCCGTCGGGAGAATCTGCCACTGCTCACCGCTGGCCCGCTGAAGGATGTCGCCCGCACGGGGAACGATGGTATCCCCGTCGAGGACGATCGCCTTCGGCACGATCCAGACCCGTTCCTCCGCGTTGGTTGGCATGTCCTGTTCGTCGTATTCGGTCGCGTCGGGGCCGGTACGCGAACCCTCGAACTCGTCCGATTCGACGCCACCCCGCAGGAGGGTCAGAGTCTCCTCAAAGACGGTGTCGAGCATGGCCGCAGCCTCGACCCAGAGTTGATCGAAAATGCTGCTCACAGGCACCCCCCGCGAAAGCCACGACGAACCACCACAGGTTGGCGGACCAGAACTCGCGGCTGCCGGACGAGGACCCGCTGCTGGACGAACCGCGGCTGCCGAACGAGGACCCGCTGTTGGACGCCACAGCCGAAACCGTCATCGAGGACCACCGCCTGCCGGCCGAGTCCGCCCCCGAAGCCACCCCCGAAGCCGCCGCCGATGACTCGCCCCAGAAGCAGGCCCCCGAGAAACCCGCCGCCATCCCCCGCCAGAGCGAGAGACGGGCACGCCAGAATCGCCACCATCACGAACGCCTTGATCGCCTTCATTACCCACCTACCTTTCGTTTGCGAACCCCAGAATCTGTTCCGTTGCTGTCGCCGTTGACGCTATCCATTCGCCGGATGCCTGCGATTATCTTTGTCGCTTCGGTCAGCGCGATCATCGATTCCTCGCACTTGCGAATCCGCTCGGCGTGCGAATCGTTGACGTCCGAGTGCCGATCGAGTCGCTCTTTCAGGCTTTCGACGGCGTTTTGCAGGGTAGTAACAAGCGACTCCTGCGCTTGCTCCATTCGGGTGACGAGCCGTTCAATCCGAAATGACCAGGCAGTCACCCCCAAAAGTACAGTAAGGGCAATACCCACCCAAGCCGAATCGACCCATATTGCTGCTGCCCACATCACTACCCTCCATAGGTTGCCAGCTCTCGAACGATGGCCGTCTTGACGGGGGACGCCAGCCGCTTCTTCGGCGGCATCTTGCCACCGACGACCGCCGCGATTGCGCGATCGATCACGTCGTCGCCAACCGCCCCTTCGAGGCTCACGCCGCCCGAGGCTTTCGCCGCCGAATGGCACGCCCCGCAATGGGTGGCGACGAGCCCACGCTGTATTGTACTTCGTTCGGTGGCGTGCTCAACGACACGCGAACGGGCCTGGGGCTCGCTGGCCCGCAGGAACCGCTCGAACGCCTCACCGAAGGAGCGAGCCACGCGATCGGCCGACTCCCCCTTGGCGAGGGTCTCAGCAACACGCGACTGAGCGTCGGTTTCGTTCGCCAACAACTCGGCGTGGAGCCCTGCCGCCTTGGCTGCCGCATCCCCCACAGCCCGCGTCGTCGAGGCGTAGTCGGACAACGCGGCCCCGCGATCGCCGAAGAAGTCCGCCACCCTCGAATAGGTACGGAGGTCGCCGTAGGCGGTGTCCCCCGCGTAGGCGTTGGGCGGCGGCGACAATCCGGAGATGTCCACGGCCCCCTTCGTGGGGAGGTAGCCTGACACGATCCCGCGGTTCCCGGTCAGGGCCCGCAGAACCTGCACTTGCTTGGCCGTGCGGGCGGCCAGTTCGTCGATCTTCGAGTCGGCATAGGCCCGCTGCTTGATCGCCTCGGCGATCGCCGCATCGAAAGCGTCTTCGTATTTCGGCGGGGTGTACTCCGCCGCCTTTGTGGAGACGTAGGCGGGAGCCGAGTAGTTCGCAGGAGGGGTGTAGGCCGGCGAGACGCTGTAGCTCGTGATGGCCCGCGAATAGGTGGGCGGGCAATACACCTGAGCGGAGGCGATCGACGGCACGGCAGCGGCCAACAGGGCGAACACGAACGGCGGACGTCGCGGTCGGCCTGCACGTCGAGGCCACGCCACGAACGCAACCCAGATCAGATAAGCGACCAACGCGACCGGCCAGAGCACGATCAGGCATGCCGCGAAAACGCGATCGAGAACACCAATCAGCGGGGACTCTTCCGCTACATCGAGGTAGATCATTTCGGCGAACAGGATCGCCGCGCCGACGGCCCAGATTGTGACTGCACCCCAAATCATGGGACCCTCCTTCGGATGGCTTCGCCCGCCACAAGCTGCCAATCCCGACGCGTCACGGACAGCCCAGCAAGTAGGGCGCCGATCACCGGGTCCTCGATCACCTGTCCGGCGGGTCGAGGAATCAGGCGAGCCAGCGGGGGCAGTGGCTTGCCCTTTGTGGCCGTGGCACCCAGTTCGACCGCGGCCACCTCGGGCGTGACATCCCCGAAAACGTAGTCGTGCCAGACCCCCGAAAGGTCGGCCCCGAATTTCGCTGGGGTGTACCCCACGCCGCCGGCCCGTGCGGTGAAGCGGGCGAACGTGGCACGGTGCCCGCGGATCGCGTCGTCCGAATCCCACTGGTAGCGGTCGACAATCTTGGCAACCCCGTCCCGGTCCGTCAGATCGGCGAGGACGTCGACCCCCGATTTGACCAGCAGCGGCACGGCGTTGGTGAACGGTCGGAATCCGTCATCGGTCCCGAGCGAATGGCAGACCACGCACGAACGGCCGGCGATCAGCCGTTGGTCGTGGGGCGCCTTTACGGTGGAATCGTAGGCGATGTTCGGGGGGACTTCGTTGGCCAGCGTCCCCTTGCCCGCCGCGTCGAACTGCACGAGCAGGTAGACGATAGCCCCATTCGCCCGCGGGGCAAAGGCTTCGGTCGCCACCGCCTTTCCGCTCAGCAGGTTGCGGAGGGGGTGCTTCTTTGGATCCTCGGCGTCCCCCGCATCGCGGGAGATGTCCCGCGACTCCCAGTACCACCCGGGGGCCGAAGCGGATACCCCGAGGGTGGGACTGACGACGATTGCCCGCGGGGAGTCCGTGACCCCCGAACGGAAAATCGCGGCCCACCGGTCGGAGCCCAGTCCGTCGATCGTCTTCCGATCGAGTCCAAACTGCTTGAGTACCTCGTCGTAATCGCGAGACACCCCCAGGAAGTCATAATAGAGCCCGTCGTCGTTGGACGCCCACGCCTGCCGCAGGAAGTCCTCGAGACGGACAATAGGCACGGCTGCGGCCGTGGCCACGGCGAGGCTGCTGCCCGCAATTACCGCCTCGTCGCTGAGCCAACGGCCGAGCCGTGGTGTGTCGCCTGCGGGTCGCGTGTCGCTCAGGGCGATCCACGCCTTGCGGCCGAGGTACTCGCACAGCAGCCACTTTCCTTGGTCGGTCCGTGCCGGCCGGAAGCGGTAGCCTGCCGGCACCTTTCCTACGGCGATCGTTCGCCCCTCGGCGGGGCGGGCTTCGACGTGGTCGGTCGCGGTCGTTGTGACGACTTCGCCACCCCCTCCGAATTCGTATAGCTCGAACGTCTTCAGGCGGTCCCACGTTTTCGCGGCGCGGGTGAACTCCCGAGGGGACAGGTCGTGCAGATCGACCCGCAGAAGCGAGCCACCGGCCACGGTGGTCGAGCGGATCACCTGCGACTGCCGAACCTCGGCCACGACCGCGTTGAGCGTCGCATCGGCGAGGGGCTTATTTCGGGCGACTGGGCACCACAGCCAGCGGGTGCCGAGCAGTTCGGCGGGCGAGAGCGTGGCGGCGTCCTGGGCGGCGAGCAGCAGGGCCTGATTTGGCCCCACCCACTCGGCCCCGACGGCCAGCACGATCGATAGGAGCACACCCCGCATTTGGCTAGTCCTCGGACATCAATTCGTTGACCAACTCTCGCACCCGCGGCTGATTCAGAGCGTCGCGAATCTTCTCGATCAGATTGCAATCGCAGATCGGTTCGTCTTCGTTGAAGACTTCGAGCGAGTCGCCGTCCGTTCCGAACGTGAGATTCATGTACCACCACTAGGAGAGTTGCAGATATCCATTCGAGGGATTCACGTCCACCGTGAATGTCTCCCCATCTTGCAGGGTCACGCCCGACCCATAGTCCCAGTAACCGATCAGTTCGTCGTTGGTCGCGGTGTCGTCGTACAAGATGGCGTAGCGGAACGCCCCGATCGTACCACCGCTGGCGGTGAACACGACATCGTTTCCGGTGAGCTTGCCCGTACCGCCCGTTTGGCTGTAGGCGTTGCTGCCGACAGCGGCACCCCCCGACGTGTAGCCGTTGCCCGCCGAGATTTGGGTGATGTCCGCCAAAACGCCGTCCGTGGCGGCGGTCGGGGCGGTGTTCGTCAACGCGATCTTGAGCGTGTCGGTGTTCAGGTTGAACGCCTTGCGCCCGAGGTTCTCGATGAACTTGTTGAATTTCGTGAATGTTGCCATGTCACATAACTCCTAGTCCGAAGCCAAGCATGATTGAACCCTTTCGGGCTTCCGCCGGGTCGTATATGAGATCCACGTCCTGACCCGATAGGGCAAACGCCCCGTGATCCACCGACAGGCGTCGTGCAGCAAGCAGCCCCACATCTTGCCCGGCCAGGGCGAACGCCCCGTGATTCACCGATAGACTTCGTGCGGCGAGCAGCCCCACATTCTGCCCGGCCAGGGCGAAACTGCCGTTCCCCGCTGACAGGGAGCGTCCAGCCAACAATCCGACGGCCTGCCCGGAAAGCGAGAACACCCCATGATCGGCGGGCATGGTGTAGTTGGTCAGAAAGCCGTCGTCGCTGGCCGACATGCCCTCGTGTGATACGTAATACAGATCACTCGTCGGCTTATAGACATGCCCCAAGCCCCAATAGGAGCCGGCCGAGATTGAAGTATCCGTTGCCGTGCATCGAGTGGTGGTCCCTGGATTTGTGAAATCACCCTTGCCAGTTAGTGAACTGCCGCTAATCCCCATGTCAACGTAAGACGGGTTGGTCGCGTCTGATGACCACCACGACCCGAGAATGCCACCCCATGATCCATCCGTCCATTTCCCGAGCACATGGCCAGTTGTCTCAGCCCCCTGGTCTGGGCCATGCCACTGCCGAATAAATGCGTAGCCAGTGAATGGTGGGCTCCCGCCGGACTGCATCCGCACCATGATGCCGCCCGTCGCGGCTGTACCGTTCGGACGCCCTCCGACACCATTAAACGTACAGCGTGCGCGATGATCAGCTGACGATAGCGCAGTATCGTAGCGAATCGCACCATACGTTCCGTTGGTGGTTGTCTTGCGAACGCCGCTACCGGACACCTCAAACGACTGGCCGCCTGCCGATGTCCAGCCGTTCAACGTGCCATCCCAGGTGTGCGTTGTCGACGGCTTCCGCGGTTGCATTCCGCTCAGCCGTGGCTCGCCTGCGATAAATTCCGCGACCGTCATGCCATACTTCGAGCAGAGGGTGGCAAGCCACTTGCCCGCGTGAATGTGGTCGGATTCGGCGGCCGTCACCATATCGAGTTGGTGCAGCCGCTTGATGCGAGACCAATACCCGTTCCTTCGATCGACTGGCCCCGATAGCCGCTCGACGCCGACAAAAATCTCCCACGTCTGCGAGATCGGAGGCAGAAGGGTTTTGATCGACTTCCCTTCGCGGTCGTCGGGTGCAGACCAGTCGCACAGGGCCCGCCTGATCCACTCTCGCAGGGTGAGCCCCACCGCTCGTTTGCCGCCGCACAGAAGGAGGAAGTCGACGTCGGCGTTCGTGAGGCTGGAATCGAGATCAGCCCACGCTCGATAGTCGCTGGGCACCTGCCAGTCGGAGGGCATGTTGAACAAACCAATCGGCTGGTATTCGAGCGTCGGGTCCCAGATGCGGGCCGAAGCCTGCGGCGACAGGTCGAGGGCCGCGCCGACGTGCCCCGCGGGCGGACGCCAAAACGTGGCCCCCGCTTCTTGCGTGCCGACAAATGGCCCGACGACGTACATTTGTGCTCCCCACCGTCGGCGTTATTCGACGTACCCTACCAGACCGGTGGCGGTCGTGCCGGTCGACTTCACCTTCTTGATCCTCGGCAGCGGAATCTGCGCACCGGCAGCCGCAACCCCCGCGGGAATGGTCGCGTCCGAATCGTCAAGGGCGTTGGTTACGACGATTGTCCCGCTAGTGCCCACCATAAGGCCCACCAACGGTGGATCGTATTCCGTATTGTCGGACGGCGTGATGGCGACGATTTTCGAGCCGCGCAGACCGCGGCCCGCATCTTGTGGAACCATATCGCACCTCGCAAAATCGCAGGCCGTGGAGTCGCACCACGCTGGCCAGGATTATGAGCCCTGACTGAACACTGGCTCGCCTGCTGGGTTGTTCGATCACGTATTGCAAGTGCGAACGCCGAGCAACTTGACCGTCACGTTACCGGGCGAGTCGTCGCTCGTCTTCTCCATGTGGGCCAGGAGCTTCAGGGGGCCCGATGCCGCATTCAGCTTGAACACGCTGTTGGGGAGCACGTTCACCCCGTTGACGTAGGCTTGGATGTCCGCCCAGTCCGTCCGGAGGTCGAACTGCACGAGGAACGGGGTGCCCGCGGTGAAGTCGACCGTGGTATCGGTCGCCGCCACTTCGGTGGTCCCGTCATCGCTCTCCAGGTTGATGTTCGTGCTATTGCCGTCGACATGCACGAACAGCGACTCTGCAATCGAATCGGCATCCGTCGCATGGGTGCCGCTGGCCAACCCGATGTTCAGATCGAATGCCGAGGCATCGCCGTTCGTGTTGACACAGATCAGGGCTTCCACGATACACGGCGTGTTGACCGCGATGCCGTTGACGCTCAGAGCGTCGGCCTTCTGCGCTTCGGCCGTCGCGGAGAACAACAGCGAGGCCCCGTCGCGATGGCCGATCGTTCCGACGCCGATGCCGGCCGTATAGATCGGCACGGCGGCGAACCCGTCACCCAGCGTGTGGGTGTAGGCCGGCCGGACGTTCAGGGCCACCTCGACCGTGGTAGCGGCCGCCGTCGCATCCTCGGCCGCGACCCCCACGAAGAAGTCGGCGTCGTTCACCTGGAGCAGGTGCACCTTGTTGGCCGACGCATCCCAGTACAGGGGGGAGCCCTTCAGCACGACCATCGACGTCGTCTTGGCCATGTCGAAGACGCCGGCCACTTGCACCTCGCCGAGGATACCCGCGGCGATCGCGGTGTGCGCGATTGCCGCCCGTCCATCGGGGAGTTGCACGACCTGCCCAGCGGAGACCGCCGCAGCGGGGGTGTACTGCACGATCTGACCATCACGAACTCGATTGGCCTCGGCCATGGTGAAACCCTTTCAGGTGTAAGGTATACCGCCCGCTGGCGGGGTTACTATCGAACTACTTTCGGGCCGCCGTTGGTGGTGGCCCGTACATCTTGTCTGCATGCGACTGGCTTTCGGCCCGATCCGCCATCGTTTTGCGGAAGGACTGATCGACCCGAGTCGAACCTACCACGATCGGCGGCACGGCTTCCGCGATCTCCGGCTTCGGCGGGACGGCCTGCAAGACAGGCGCCGGCGGCGATTTGTCGATCGCACACCGGGCCTGCACCAATTTCTTCGCGACATCCCCGGGCAGGTCGACTGTCACCCCCTCGACGACGGTCTTCGCAAGAGCGTCGCTGAGGCTGGCGATCAATCGTTTGGCGGGGGTTCGCAGGATTTCCACTTTCACAAGCATGCTCCTTCGTTTGGGTTATCACGACCCGGCCGAGCGGACGCCTGCCCGCGGTTCCTGGAGGGCCACGCCGAAGTCGTGGTAGCCACGCATCTGAATGCCGAGGACGTTGAAGTCGGCGTCGGCCGTCTCGACGACCGGCGTCTGCTGGCCGTTGAGGAAGCAGACCTCGATCGTGGCCAGGTCGGCCGGATTGCAGAGCAGGTACCAGGCGGCGGTCGAATACCCCGTATAGGAGGAATTCTCCATATAGGGGGCCGAGGCCACCACATACCGACCGGCGAAGACGTTCGTGTTGCCCGCCAGCGCGTTGCTGGCCGGCGTACCGATCAGGCTGGTCGATTGCATCAATTGGAGGGCCGTCGTCTTGAGCGTCGGCGGGACCAGCAAAACGGCGGGCATCATGCCCAACGGTTCGCCGTCCGGGTCGGTCTGATTCATGAACACGACTTCAGCCGCCGTCAGACCCGCCAGGCTGAGGGCCGACCCGCCGCCGGTCGAAACGTTGTTGTTGCCCGACGCGAAGAACGTCGAGTTATCGAGGAACTCGGTCCAGAAGACCTTGTTCAGCTTCGTCGCGGCCCCCCGACCGAGCTTCTGCGGAACCCGAGTCAGGGCCCCCAGATCGTCGTTGATGAGGTCCGTCCGAGTGATGGCAAACATCTTGCCGAACGTCTCGGCCTTGTTGGTGTATGTTTCCTCACCAACGGTGGCATGCGGCAATTCACCGCCGGGTCCGACCTGAGCGTAGTCGAAGCCCCCCGTCAGAGCATAGCTCGTCTGGGTCTTGAAGTCGTTCACCGATCGGATGGCGGAGATCGCCCGCCACGTGCTGTCAACGGCGTTCCACCCCTCGACGAGGAACTTGTTCGCCGTGTTCGACAAGATGCCGGGAATCGAGAGCGTCGACCACCCTTGTGCGTGGACTGGCCGACCCTTATCGAAGGCCGCCTGCAAGACACCCAGATCCACCCTATTCGTGTGGGTCGTGTCGTATCCGTTCGCCCGAGCGCACGTTAGGAGGACCTGTCCGAGGCTGATGCCCCGCGGATACATCTTGTGCGCTGCTTCGAGCAGTTCGGGCTTGAACCGCGTCTCCGGCTTCTCGAGGTTGCCTGCCAGACAGATCGCGGCTTCGAGCAGTTCGTTCGTCACTTGGGCCCCTCGGTTCCCCACTCGCGGGCGGAAGGCACCGGCCTGATCGCGGGTCGCTCGCAGGAGTTGCAGTTCGTACTCCCGGACGTCCATCTTCGCCTCGATCGCGTGGCGAGCCAGGGCTTCGACGGCTTCCAAGTCCTGCGGCCGTTCGGCGATGATCCGCGCGGTCATGTCGTTGATCGCGGTGACGCGATCCCGCTCGGCACGTTGGGCGGCGAGGATGTCGTCGAGCGTCTTGCTGGCCACGTCGGGCTTCTTCCGGGTGGCGTTCTCTGCCGCCAGGAGGGACTCCCAGCGGGGAATGGCCGACGCCTCCACGGTATCGGGATCCACACCCAGCCCGCGCACGAATTCGACCAGTTCCGGCTTCATGTCTCCCTCTTTCTTCGCGGCTGATGCCGCAATGCGGGCGATCGTGTTATCGTCGGCCCCGTGGCTGACGAACGCGAAGCCCAGAAGTTTCCCTTTACGCACCACCGACAGCGGGCCGGCCAGTTCCTGCCCGTTCACGTTCACGCTGACGCCGGCCGCGACTTGTTCAACTCGCTCCGGCTGGACTTCGACGGACGCCTGCCAGGGGTATCCACTTTTGGAGGATTCGACTACCTCGCTGGCGTGCACATTCGCGGCGGACACCGTCCCCGCCAAACGTAGGTCCTGCTTGCTGTTCTCGATCTTGTCGACGTGCCCCACCCGCTTGGTCGAATCGTGATCGAGGTTCGCTTTGACCGAGTTTGCGGCTTTGAGACCCTTGAGGTCGATCACGACCGGGTCCCCCCAACCGCCGACACGCAATGCCCCGCCGGTGTAGGCCAGGACGTCGAACGTCGGCTGCTTCGGCTGTTCGCCTTCGGCGGGTGCCGCGGCAGCGTTGATTGTGACGGCCGACTCGGCGGCCAGGACGATTGACTTCATGTGGCGTCCCCCTCTCGTTGGGACTGGCTAGCCTGCTGATCGGCTTGCTGTTGATTGGACTGCTGCGAGCGATCGTTGAAGATCGCCGTCCGCAGGATGGCCCGCATTTCGTCGGGTGTGACACTGTAATCGGTGGCAAGCGTCTCGATCTCGTCGTCGAAGTCGAGCCCCTGCTGGGCGTACATCGAACGGAGGGTGAGCGTACCGTTGCGGAGCCGCTTGTCATTCGCGGTTGCCTCCGAAACGGCGTCCGCCGTTGGGTGCGGCGGCCAGTCCCAGAGGTGTGGTGGCGTTCGGTTCAGCGGCTCGCCCTGGAACCAACCAAACGCGAGGGCCGCTTCGCGAACCCACAGATCGAAGAGCGGCTGCAGGACAACGTCCGTGGCATCCGCTCGAGCGACGTCGAGCGAGGCGTAGTAGGTTTGATGATCGAGCCTGCCCGACGAGTAGTTATACGTGCTGGAGTCGCAGGCCGCCTTATTGTAGGGCATACTTAGGGGGCGTGCCGACTCGCTGATTTGCTGGCGGATAAAATCCGCGTAGGAGGCGTTCGGATGCTCCGCCGCGAGTTGATTCAGCTTCCACCGATAGGGGAGGCTCGTCATCACACGTTTGCGGATGTCCTGGCTCGTGAACGGCGCGACGGGCGGGTGGATTTCGGGGTCTTGATCGGTCTCAAGCACCGCAGCGAAATCGGCCGCGGTCTCGGCTGCGGCGACGGTCGCCTCGCGAAACCGGCGGCTTGCTGCTCCCACGTTGAGGGTGCTAGTCAGATCGGGGATTCCCCGATGCTGGCCCGGACGGCGCATCGTGAACCAATGCAACACCCGTTCGGCGGGCACCGGAATGGGGTCGCGTTGCACCCAAGAGGGGCCACCCGGGTGATCGGGCGTGATCCAATATTGTGAGGGGTTGCCCAAGTCGTCGAAGTCGATGCCGTCGACGCGCCCGGTCTCGCCGGTGGCAAGCCACGGACTGCGGCACTGCTCGGTCTCGACCAGCAGCGGGAACAGCTTGATATCGTGCCGCAGGCCCTCGTTGTTCACGAGAAGCATCAGCCCCTCGCCGTCCACTACTTTGGAGTGGGCCATCGTCCACAATTTGCGGCGGAATTGCGTTGCGCGAGCCCAAGCGTCCCACGTATTTTCCACTAGCCGATTGAAGTTGTCGGATGACGTCTGCATCCGCAGGCGGGGGCCGACGCCCACGCAATCGGTGGCCCACGTTTGGACGATGCCGTCCACGTAGCCGTTGTTTGCCACCTCGTAGCGGGAGCGAGCCACCAGCTTCTCGCGGACCGGGCGGGAGTTGGCCGCATCCGCCGACAGGCTGTCGGCGGCCCCCCAGTAGTTGCGGAATTCGTCGGTCGTCTGGGCAGCGTCGTAGCGGGCGCGAACCTGCCGGGCCGGCAGCAGTTCGCCGAGGCTCTGCGGCGAAAGACGGGACGCGAACGCACGGCCGTACTGATCGACGAGCCGGGACCGCACAGAGGTGGGGGCGAGCATGGTCATCCGCACCCCCCCGGAACTAGTTGGAAGAGGCGGATGCCTGGCGAAG